CAAATTCTTCAAATGCTTTCGTAATCGTATCAATTGCTTTCTGAAAATCATTCATGTTTATATATCACCTCCAAATTCGTCCCGTTCGTTTGTCCTTGATAACGATCCGTTCCTCAATATGAAAATCTGACAACTCACAAAGAGCAAAGATAGTGTCCAATAATTTGTGAAACCGTTCGTCTTCCTGTTCCATGTTCTTCAGCGCTTCATAGGCAGTCGGGTCTGAATATCCCTCTGCATTTCTTCGACAATCATTTTTAATACCCATCTCGTCCTCCCCATCGGAAAGAGTCATCCATATAGGTTGTAGACGCACTAATTGCTTTTAATGCTATTACTCCCGCCAGACACACAATTCCGATAATAATTCCAATTACATATTTCATGCTGTTTCGCCCTCTCCTTCTACTAATTTAACACCACCGTATTCCCATAAATCTTCTTTTAACTTATCCATATCCAACTCTCCATTTTGCCAGCGTTCGTAATATTCCAGAACCAATTCAGTAAATCTCGGAATACGCTTGGCGTAGGTCTTTGTCCAATAATGATCCATTAACACTTCCAAAGGGAGAGTCAGGAGTAAAACCATAGCGGTATTTACGGCATCATCCGTGGCTTCCTGCTTAATACGCTCAAGCTCTTTTCCTACTTGTTCTCGTACCGCTATATTGAGCTGCTCTTTTGTGAGATTGTATGTGGCGGTTTTCGCTTTTTGTTCTAATTTCTGAGTACGTCTCCTCTCTGCTCGTCCCATCATCTTCTTCCCCCTCATAAATCCAATTTTCTTTTGCAAAGAACAGCGGTATCCCCATCATCAGGGAAAATAAAAAGAACGTTGCATCCCCATCACACCATGGGATTGCCAACGCTCCGCCACACATTAAAATGACTGCATATATTTTATTTTTAATTAACTCCTTTTTCCACATTGTCCTTCTCCTTTGTTGATTTGATTATATTTTCTTCAACGGCTTCCATTTTTGTCATAATTCCCGCCTCTCGGAATTTTCCGTATGCTTTCGCTGTTGCACAGTGTTCGATGCATTTCAGCACTCGGTCAATCAGCGAATAAACACATAAGTAAACAGTGATGAACATGATAAGTAGCTGAATAAAAGTAAATATCATTTTGTCGAACCTTCCTTTCCATCAATATACATAAAATATTTCATTCGCTTTTCAAATCCTTTACAAGAGAAAACTTTTCCCCCTTTTTCCCGAACATGTTTAATATGAGTGAAGGTACTGCCTCTGTCTGTTAAACAGAAAATCGTATTTTCTTTATAAAAATTCCAATAGTAAAGTCTATCCGAAGTCGAATAAGATAAAGCGTGGAATTTCTCGAAGTCGACCATTTTCATCAATTCTTGTAATTCGTATAAAGCTTCATTAAATGTCTTACACTGGACATAAATTGTTCCGCTTTCACTTTTTAGAAATTTTTCAAAACCAATTTTATACTCAGCGAATGGAACTTTAGACATCATAATCTCCTCTCTATACTTTCTTCACATGAATGTTTACAGTATCAAGAATGCATTCATCATTTTCAATACACTCTACTTCCATATTGAGACACTCGTCGGAAAGTATTTTTTTATTGAAATCTTTTCGTATTAGGCAAACTTCTTCGTTCGCACCAACAACTAAACGAATATCGTTGTACCATATGAGAGGTAATAAATCTTTGACCTTTATCGACACACTCAATCCTCCTCCAAAATCCTATAACAAGATAATTCAAATCGCGGCATAATATTTTCCGGATACATTATTCTGCTAAACTGAACACCATTCCCGTATTGTTTTTTTTTGAGGCGTAACACATCTGGATGGTTATGTTTATAGGTAGCATTTAATTCCTCCAACGTGTTGTAAAACACCGATTCATAATATTTAATCATCTTGCTTTTTACCAACAATAATTTCTGAATATGGTAAGCTTTCAATCCACTTGCAGAATTCTACCCATTCATCGAGTTTATGGTTCTTTCGCATCGGATAAATACCAGCCAGCACTTCATAATTCAGCATAATCGTCCGTTTCTGATTGTAACTGCTTGGAAGAAGCTGAATCATCTGCCACCAGTATTTTTTGTCTTTGGTCTCGAGAAATGCGTCACGGTTTACATTCAAATTATCAATGATAAGCATAAGAATATCCTCTGGAAAGCAAATACAAACATCACTGTCTGCGCACATTTGTACTTCCGAATATCCCTTATTATCATCACTCCTATGTCTAATCAAATACTCATGTGAGAAATCTTCCAGCGTAAATTTCTTCTCCGAAATTTTGTGCATCGTGGAACAGGAGTTAGCAACAGTTCCCACTTTATAGGTATCGAACTCCTTCCACCAATACAAAGGAGCTGTGATGTCCATATAGACGGTAATCATTCGGCGATACTTTGCGTGAGTCGGACCACCAGCTGCCAATCGCATCATCAGTTCATGATCCGCTTTTCCAAGCTGCCACGACTGATCATATGTATGTTCGCAATCATAAGCGGCACAATTTCTACACCCAATACCATCGTCTCCACCTTTACATATACCGCTATCAGATTTCTCCCAACTATTCATCGGATTTCGCATTCCCCTGATGACATGTTCCCATCCCATAATTTCTACATTTTCGATTTTAATCATTAGATTTTTTCTCCTTTACTTCTTTTTGAATGATATAAGCAATACCCTCTAAAGAAGGCATCTTTTTTCCGCAACACTTTGCTGCCGACGGAGCGAGAAATTTATCGGCTTCCCAGCTCCAAGTTTCATAATAGTTGGGTCTTAACCCTGCCATTTTATATACGTCTCCACATCGAAATGTAACTCTAATATGACCACATATATCGATAGTAGCTCGACGCTTATCAATGCTCATGCTATCCTTAAGATCCACCAGATAGTTCATCAATTCATTCATCGCTCTGAACATATCTTCATAGTTGTCTCTGTAAATTATAATTAGTATGTCATTATTCATTTTCGCATTTTCTCCATTTCTGAGAGTATCTCGTTCTCTTCGTCACAGAAGACGATTTCAGACGGATCGACTCGCCTGACTCCATCTGAAAACTCTACAATGCCAAACATCTTACTAAATACTCCTGCTGGAGCCCCACCCATAAGAGGACTAGCTTCCAAAGGTTTTGAGTAATGTTCCCATGCGTGGAAATATCCAAATTTTTCGCCGACTTGACAAAGTCTGGATTTTAACTCTATTTGCACACTAAGTCCTGTCACTACATTTTCCTCCCTATAATTCTTCAAAAGAGTCGCATTTAGTAAGGTCTAAATTTGTGATATCTTTTCCGTAAAATTCTGAGTCCCCACAGCAACAGTAATAATGTTTAATAAAAGGGTTCTCCGAATCGACTTCTATTAAATCGTTTGGAAGTGGAAAACTATATTTATCACCACAATACTGGCAATCACAACAAAGTATATTTTTCATAAATTTCTCCTTTCTCGCTCCAACTTCACATCAATGGCTTTCTGCAAATCTTCCGGCTTAATATCAAAAATGGACTCCAGGAAGTTTAGACAAATATACGCATCTGCCATCTCTTCCAAGAGTCCTATTCTGTCCCCATACCCTCGAACTTGCTTACTAATCTGTTGCTGAAGCTCTGCGAATTCCTCCATTGCTACCGTACATTTCGTCTTCCAGGAATACTTTTGAAGACTCTTTCGAATGATTCGTTTCCTTTCTTTTTCAGAAAGTTGAATGTCACCTTTTAGTCCTTGAATAAATCTACTTCGATTCATTTTCCTTATCGTCCTCCACAACATCACATCTCTGACAATCGTTATTTGATGCTCCAAAACATCCGCAACAATGTTTTCTCATGTTGTATTCTACCTCGGTTATTTCAACAAATTCGTTGTTTTCCTCTTTGAAGAATCGGTTAATTTCTACCTTGTATCCTTCCGGTACAATCGCATACAGAATTCCGACTGTATCATAATCTCCATTTTTAGAATCGACGAGAAAATCTTCACAATACACTTTGAAAGGCTTACTTTCAGGGAAATATGGCATGGTAATCGGGAATTTTTCCTCCATCACACGATCAATTAAACCGCTATGATACGAAACATTTGGGTTATCCAAATTGATACCGCAGAACCGGTCTACATCTCGATATTTTACTGTCCCATCAGCATACACGTATTTAAACAATGAACTCATGCGCTTACACTGATAATTGACAACTTCTCCTCGATGACCACTTCGATCTCTAGCATCGCTCCAGACATCTTCCGTATCTACAATAGGGGTGAGCGGTTTTCTTTCAATCATGCGAACCAAAATATACTTTGTCATACCGATACTAAATCCAGAATGACCGTCTTCCAGAAGGCTTCGATATGCTTTTAAGGCACTTTCGAAGCAAGCACAACCATAATCCTGTTCTTCCTCTTTTGTTCCGGATGCTTTTCTCTCATGTTCACAGGCGATTCGAACTTCATTCTCTACCCATAATTCCATATTCGATTTTTCTCGGCAGGAACTGATAAGACGATTACGATCATCAATATATTCGTTGGCGAATATCTTTCTCGTATCAGAGCCAAAGCTATCGATGATTTCAGGAAGGTTCTCATTGACTGCATTGAAAATCAAACCATAATTGTAGCACCAATTGATTGCTTTCCGAAGCATATCACCAACACGACAGGTCCAAAGAATTAGTTTGTCCCCTTCTGCCTGTCTTTTTCTAAGATAGTAAATCATATCTTCATTTGCCTCACCAATCTCCGGCCACTTGTTTTCACATAAAGTTCCATCAAAATCCACTGCAATAATTTTAGAATTCATTTCATTTTCTCCTTCTCATTTTTCTAAACTTATCTACGCTCTTTATCACACCAGTATTCTTATTGATAATGCGATAATAAAAATCTGTTTCCTCCACCAACATCCAATCTTTACAATTAAGATAATGAGCAGACAGACATTCTTTCTGTTCACGGGTTAATTTCTTCGGTTGCTTCATCTTCCTCTCCTTCAAAAAGACATAAAAATAGCCCGAATTCACTAATTAAAAAGAATCCGAGCCAAAATATGTCTAATTTTGTAATTCATTTTTTTCTTTGATCTCATCCAACTTTGTTTTCATTTTTTCCAGAATATCTTCAATGGTTTTTCTAGTTTTTGGATGCAGCTTCATATACTTACAATGCTCATCATACCAGCCGAATATCTCATCCAGCTTTCCTTTTTGCCAACTAAATGCCCACCAATCACAAATCATCTCGATGATATAATTATATGGCATTTCCAAAATAATTTCTCCCTCTTTCGGATCATCATTTATCAAAATCCAATATTGCCAGTGATGAGGGTTTCTATGCAGATGTAACAACCAAGCTTTTTGATAATTTTGCATAACCGCATAAGAACGATTTCCTCCATAAAAATACGCATCGTAAGCCTCATATTCATCCTGTTCATCTTTGGATTTATCATGTGCAAATTCAATTTGCCATCCATAATCGAATCCATCGACTAGAAGTTCTGGAAGATTTTCAGCAATCCAGTCAAATCCTCTTTTTACATTAGAACGATGCTGAGTTAAATATTGATCGTACTGAAAGCTCACTTGTCCGCTCCTTTCTTCTGAATGGTAAGTTTTCGATAAAGCTCGTATGCTTCCTTTCCTTGATAGGCATTGATGACATCCACTCGCCCGTTTTTCTGACTACCAACAATTAAAACACCAACATCTTTTCCACGAGAAAAATCCCAACTTACAATAACACTATCTGTCGATTTCATTTTTTCTTTTCCTCCCACATAATAGGTTTACGGGAATTCAGATTACAACCGTGTTCTAAGCATCTATTACAAGGATCGAATTTTTCCTCCAATTCCTTGTGCTGACACGTCTTGCAATATTTTTCAAAATTAACTTCTAAATACTCTTCGTTCATAGTTTTAATAAATCCTTTCTTCACAATCTACATTGAACACATGCCTTCCATCGTAGAAAATATCAATATCTGAGGAATAGTAACCATTCTGATCCGAATAGCAAGGGATAAAGAACATCGGTGTTCCTTTGCTTCCAAATCTAAAGCCATTTTCTGGAACCACTTCGAATATCAAGTCATTTTCAAACTCGTATTCTAATGCCAAATCTTCGAGCTGCTCAAAATCTGCATAATTTGTTTCACAACAATCCTGTTCGTGGTCAAATGTGATTCTTGAACCATTATCAAAAAGGATATAATTCGTATTTACTTCCTTGATTTTCATAACATCGCTCCTTCTAAAAATAGTATCTAAGCCATACTGCATAAAGTTTTTGTTGAGAACTACAACCTTCTAGCAATTTCCAAAATTCTGTCAATGATAAAGCTTTTATCTTTATAGACAACATCCATAAAAATACTCGAATACCTACTATTAACTCTTTTAAATACTCTTCGTTCATAATAAACCGCCCATTTGATATAAAAAAAGAAAGAGCCTGCGATTTTTCAACCACAGGTCCTTTCTGACATAATTGTTTCTTGGTTACGCTTCGATATCCCTCTGAGTGTCCTCAATCAACCCATCGAGTTTGGATTTGACTTTTTCGTATTCCCCTTCCTCCAGCAACTCTCTGAGTTCGATAAGAACCCTCAAAAGTTTTCTACTAAACGCAACAAATTCTTTCATATTGTCTTCCATTTACCTGCCTCCTTTAGCAAGCCCTTTCTTTTAAGATAAGGTAAATATACCTTTCATTATAGGGCATGTTATTTTTGCGAATTTTCTTAAATTAGATTTGCTCCTTCGGTACACGAATATAAGCAGAAGCAACAAAGCCTACTCCAGTACCAATCATCACAAGACCAATAATCAATCTGTTCTGAGCAGATGATAAAATTTCTTTACAAGTGTTGATTTTTTCGCTCATAAACTTCTTGACACCCCTCCCAGCCTTCTGTAAAATATCAAACATTCTTGATACCTCCTATTTTTAATATTAACACAAGCTTGGCGGTATTGCTATAAGATTGTTACCACTTCACAAACCTCGTTTCGTTAAAATCCTTCTTTTCCTTTAATGCTTTACTGATTGCTAAATCAATTCCGCTTCGAGATTTTAGATGATAATAATATAAGTCTTTGAATGGTGTATTTAATCGGTCAATCCGCCCTGCTGACTGCTGCATGATTTTGTAGGAATAATTCTGGGAATAGAATATAATCGTATCAGTTTTAATACAATTCCATCCTTCAGCTCCCGCATTATATTGGACAAGATATACCCAGCTTTTTGATTCTGGAATAGGTTGATGTTTATGACCATTCCATTGCGCGATTTCAAAATATATAGTATCTGCATATGGAATAAACAATTCTTTTAAAAGCTCCAACTCATAATCAAAATTGTAAAATATAATGGCTCTTGGATGTTTTTCTACAATTTCCAGCAGTGCAAGTTGTCTTGATTCGTCTGTATTCACAATTTTTCGCCACACATAGCAAAGACCAGCAGCGTTTGTAATTGGTTCATTCTTGTACGGGTCCCATCTGGTTCTTCCCACATCTTTATATTGCTCGATACTATACCGCACAAACACATCTTCGTGATGTGAAACTGTTTGTCGCTTGAAATCCATATTCACCAGAATTCGATTTCTTAGACGGATCAATCGCCCAGTGTTTAGATATCGATCAATCTTTGGAAATTTACTAAATCTGCTATATACCACATGCTCCCGGATGAACTCTGTTCGGTTTTTGTAGAATCCGTTCGCAACGAACACTGGAATATAATCCTGCCATGTATCTCCCGGAGTTGCCGATAGCAGAATCCATTGGTTAGATTTCGTTATCTTTAGGAATGCCTTTACCCATGCTCCTGACCCAATTACTCTTTGCTCGTCAAATATAAAGAAAGAATTTTTCACATCTGCATACTTTCCAATGTTATTCCAAGAATCCACGACAATCTGATTGGAGTATAGATTGACATCTTTATGAATGGAAAGAAGGAAGGGTGAAAGATCCCCCTCCCATTCCATCGTGTCCCGCTTTCTGGCTGTTGTAATGATATACAAATCTTTTGGAGGATCTTCCATTGGAATATATTCCTCTGTTCCTATCAAACAGCTCGGTTCTCCACCGTTTTGAAGATAATAATAAGCTAAAGCAGTTCTGGATTTTCCACTTCCAACACCCCCGCAAAGGATGCATCCATTCCGCATTTTTTCTACTGCTGCTATCTGATAATCATATAGTTTAACAGCCATCTGG